TCAGGATAAACTGGCTGTGACCACACCTGGACTTGAGTGGCCAGGAGTGTGCCAGAATTGAGGTCAGTGGTATTCCTTATGACAGTCGTGCCACGAATAGGGTTGCCGTTGTGCTCAAAAGCATCAACCTTGAAAGTCAGCGCCTTGCCTGAGCGGTTACCATCAGCGGTGACGGTCGTTTGCTGCGCACCAGGCTGAGATGTAAGCATCCCATAGTAATCAATACCTGAGAACATCTGGCCGAAATCAATGGGCGGGTCAAAGGGGCCAGATATAGGAGGATTGCCCACGAACAGTTTCTTAATCTGTGACATGGGAACAATCTTGGCGACAATCTGACAAGACTGAGTGAAGGGTCGACCAGACTCTGCGACAAGAGAATCCATGTGGAAGTCAGCAGTGACATAGGTAGTTTGGTAGGCAAACTCCTGATAGACCTGGCACATAGCGTGATGGGATGTATTGTGCCAAAAAGAAGAGCCATTCAGACCACCTCGGTTGGCGGTCTGGGACATGTCAAGAAGATTGACAACGACATAAGATGCTCTGGCTCCTGCGAAAGAATTGCCGATGGCAGGCACTGTATTTGCGGGCGTATACAGTGGATCCGTTTGAAACGTCTGGCGGACCCCAAGGCTCGTTGGTAGAGGAGGGAAGACCTTCGCTCTCCGACTGAAGTACTCTACCGGTGCTTGGGTTCTGGACTTGACGAAGGATGAGGTTCGTTTTTTTGTGGGAGCACGTCGTCCTGTAGGGCGTAGTTTGAACTTCTTCGGCATTGGATTATTATAAAATAATGAATCCAGCGGTTAAATAGTTAATACAAATCGTATCTCGATTTTGATTGGTTAAAGTTATAAAAAATGGATAACTTAATCGGATTAGTAATAATCATCCTTTTGAAAGTGATGATATACTTAATATGGAAAAGGCAAATGGAGCGACGTGAATTGTTAAATAATTAATTATTTTCCTCGAAGACCGTCTTTCTTTTTGCCAATCTTGGCTCCTCTGGACAGTAGCCATCTAGATCCAAATTCCTGTCGAGCATGTGGATCACCTTGAACCGCCGTTCAATGGCATTAGCGAGTTGTGAGTCCTCCGACTCTGGGAACAACTCTCGGGGATGATAATTCGAGGTGATGTAAAATCTCTCGTATGCAAGAGGTACTTGGCCGCCTTTGATCTCTCCTGATAGTTGATATCGGTCAGCCCAGATCTTGAGGTAGTGTGATAAACAGCAGCCAGGTTTATCGAAGTCATCAATGAGAACTGCGCGTTGACCAGTATATCCGTCCCACCACTTGTTTTGGGCCTTGATGAATAGGTCAGGTTCCTCTTTCCTAACCTTGTAGGACTTTCCGACGCCAGGGGCTCCGTAAATCCAGATTCCTCTCACGTCAGGGGTCTCGAGAGGTTTAATGGCCAGTTGGCGGTAAGTGTCTAGATCTTGTTTGAGATGCCGCAATCCAAACAGAAGGGCGGGGTTTTCCTGGACCGCCTCGGGGAGTGATTTCGTACCCTCAATCAACTCCTTGCCAAGAGCTCGCCGGTGCTCTTTCTTGGCGTCGACTTTCTCAGCCCAAGATACATCTCCTTCCTCCAGGATGTTGCCATCCTTCTTGATGTATTGGACAACTGCGTTGATATCCCGGGCCTTTTGATAATTCCCGTGGTAGATCCCCAAATCCCAGAACTTGGGGTTAGTAGTCTGTAAGGCATCCTTTAGACAGACATACGCATGCAGATGGGGGGTCCCATCTTCGTGTAGCTCGGCCGCGACAACGATTCCACGAATTGGCTTGCCATCCAATTTCTGCTTCAGCATAGACATGCCCTCTTCCTTAGTCAACAGACACCGGGGGTATGTCAGGAAAAAGGATTTAGAAGTGATTCTAAATTTGGCCTTTTTAACGGGGACTTCCTCCAAGGAAGTAATTTCGTTTACTATCGTCAACTCGTCCATCAATTATTATTATAATTGACTGTATTTACTGCTTAAATACTAATTAAATTGTTCTAGAACAATTCTATAGATTCTAAACAAAAATAGAATCTAAAAAAGGTGACCTCGTGGGACAAGTCACGAGGTCACCAGTTCCTCCGGGTAACATTACACGCTTCGCTCCGGAGGAACTGGTGACCTTTAAAAAATGTAACTGCCACAACTGCTCAGGGGGAAGACGGCCGTCGTTGCGCCTGTGGCTCACCGGCCGTCGGGTCAAGAGTAGGTTGTGGTGGTGGGGAGAGGGTGGGCTCAATGAGGTAATTTCGCGGCAAAATAATTTAAATTATTTAAATTAACGGTCATCTGGCCGTTGGGTATCTGGGGCGTAGAGCAGATCCTGAGTGGCCATATGTGGATCCGAGTAGACAAAGTGTTGATCACACTTCAAATTGCATCGAATATCGAACCTGTTGGGCTCTGACTCGGCAGTCTGGGCCCATCTGAAAGCAATCAATAGGACCTGTTGATCTTGACGAGGATCAGGATAAACTGGCTGTGACCACACCTGGACTTGAGTGGCCAGGAGTGTGCCAGAATTGAGGTCAGTGGTATTCCTTATGACAGTCGTGCCACGAATAGGGTTGCCGTTGTGCTCAAAAG